ATAGGTGAGCAAATAAAGGAGGCAAGAACTATTTTGGGTCTAACCCAATTGCAGGTGGCTGAAAAAAGCCTAATCTCCGTGTTTACAATAAGCGCATTGGAGCAATCTAAGACCAAAGACTGCTCTACATACATCATACGCAGACTACAAAAATCACTTAACATTAAAATAGAAATAGAATGAAATTACAAAAAAACAACCTGCTTATTAAACAACTTGACCCCATCAACCAATCCAAGCACGGCATCTATGTTCCCGATAGTTTACTTGAAAAACGCAACAGGGGTATAGTAACACACATCGGCACGAATGTTGACCCAGATTTACTTGGGAAAGAGGTTCTATTCCAGCTACCCGCTGCACAGGACTTTAACTACGAAAACATTACAGGCAAACTATTATTTACAACAGATATAATCGCAACTTTAAATTAAAAAATCATGTCAACAAAATCAAAAGAAGCAAAGGCGCCTAAAGAGGTGAAACCTAAAACAGAAACCAAGGGTGTAGAGGCTGTAAAATCTCCTGATGTACCACAGGCATCAGCCGAAAAAGAAAAGGCTGTAGAAGGTTATAATCAGTACAAGTCCGATGGGGTTCATTTTACCCCTACCCCTGAAAGTACCACTACATCGCAAGATGACGCTACCGAACGCAACGATTCAATCCAATCGCATTCGGCCCAGGTAACAGAGGGCGACGCCGCACAAACGCGTAGCGAGGGTATAGATTTAAAAGAACAGCCGCTTGATCCGCACGATGGTGCTCAATTGGACGCTGCTAATGGTGAGCCGGTATTCGATGCTAAGAAAGAGGAGAAATTAGCACATGCAAAAGCGCCGGAAGTTCCTGAGCATATTAAGCACGCTATTGTTAATCCCAATGGCGTTGGCAATGAGTGGCCGAGGTAGTATTTAAGGTAAAAAAGTTTTATATTTGTCCCGTAATTAATTCAACGTTGCGGGTTGAAATATAAAGACACTTTAAACCCATTTGGGGGATTGCACCGCAACGGCATGAACCCGAATGGGTTTTTTATTTGATGAAGAAAATAATAGGTATTTACAAAATAACATCTCCAACCAATCGGGTTTATATAGGGCAAAGCGTGGATGTAAGAGCAAGAATCCTTTCACACAAAAGGGGAGGGTGTGAGAGACAACCAAGGCTATACGCTTCATTACAAAAGCATAGTCCTAAAAAACATATTTTTGAATTGGTGTGTGAGTGTGAGAAATCAGAGTTAGATAAATTAGAGATATACTATATCCAACTTTATAATTCAGCCCATGGGAAACACGGACTGAACTGTCGAGATGGCGGAAAAACGGGGTGGGATGTTTGCCCGGAAACAGCGGTTAAGCTGCGGCGAAAGGGTAAAAAAATGAACCTTACAGATGCTCAAAGAAAAGCTATTTCCGATAGGATGAAAGGCCAAATAGTTTCGCTGGAAACAAGGGAAAAACTAAGACAACATAATTTGGGTAAAAAACATAGTGACAAAACAAAAGAACTATGCCGATTGGCTGCGCTTAAAAAGACAGGTGTATCTGCTGAAACAAGAGAGAAACTACGCCAAGCCAATCTCGGTAAAAAAGCCTCACCACAAGAAAGGGACAGATTAAGAGAAATGGCTAAACACAATATCGAAAAACGCTTGGCCGCTTCTAAATTGGTTTGCGCTAAAAAGATAATAAACATAGAAACCGGCCAAGTGCTTGAAAGCATAGAAGCCGGTTCTAAATTTTTGGGTATTCCAAAATCTACGTTCAATCAGTACATAATGGGGCAACGCACTAACAAAACTCCTTTTGTTTTATTAAGCAGAGTTTTTGCGGTCTGGGGTTAATGCTGCTTGCAGTCGAATTGCATTCATTTGGTTTTGGCCCTTAACAATTTCTAGTTGTAGCTGATTTCTTGCTTTTAATTGCTCTAGTGCGACATCGCTCTGCCCATCAACTTGGCCTTTAAGTTGTATGTTTTGTGCATCAACCTGGCCCTTAACTTGCGCTGATTGCTGTTGCTGTTGACCGTTCATTTCAATGAGTTTTTGTTGTTCCTCTTTGGCCTCTTGATTTTTCTTTTCAATAGCAAAAGCTGTATAGAGTTGAGCCTGTTTAACTTTTCGCGATTTAAGTAATTCTTGTACGATAAGGTAGTCGCTTTCATTAAGACCACCCTGGCCGCCCTGGCGTTGAGCCGCACGCATATTTTGCATGTCGGTCATTATTGTCGCTATCTCTTCATCCGAATTTGTGGTAGTTATGGAAAGGTCAAAATCCCTTTCGGCCATCTTGCTACCGATTTTAACAATCTGCAACGACCTATTGATAGACAACTTTTTCTTTTGCTCCTCCGGCAGATACGTCGCCACTATTTGCCATTTTTTAGCGGCTACACGCCATGGCTGTTCTGTTAGGTATTCATTAGCCTTAATTATAGGAGTTAATGCATTCTGGGCACCCTGTATCATTAAATTTGACACGCCTAAGCCTGTTTGTCTTTGCGGTGTTTGGGCGGCAAATACATCGTTAATGCCGGTTACCTTCTCAATCATCTCGATTGACTTGCCCATATCTTCCCACCATCCTGCAATTACTTGCATTAGATCGGTTCCGATTGGACGGACCGCCTGTTGGCTATTGGTTTGGTTGCCCCACTGGTTTTTGCTATCGGTAATCAAGAAACCTTCGTCGCTCAACAGCTTTATCAGTTGTTGTGGCTTGTACTTAACCCCATCAATCTGCATACCCTCTAAAGCCGAGCGGTCGATTTGTACATTCGGCGGTGCTGGCATCTTCATACGGGCCACGCGCAGCTTGTAATTGGTTAAACAAGCGTCATCCACAAAGCCTATACAGCGTTCTACTAATGAAGATGAACCGGTACGAACAAAACGATATGGCAATACTGGTGTAATATTGTTATTGATGTCTTTGTTGTAAACAATGTCGTTATCCTCACCGTAATCAAACACATAATCGGTGCCCAATATCATTTTGGCTTTATATACGGTCATGTGGCTATGGCGTTCTAGCTTTTTACCCTTGTTATTTTTTACCTTGCCCAAGTCATAGTCATCGCTTACCAGGTTAACAGATATACTTCTTTCTTTTTCCCGGGTAACCGACGTTACGTTCACATTCTTTTTGCCAAACCACTTACAGTCGGCCACATCAACCTCAATTTGGTGCCACATATTCATTCCGAACTGGCCGGTTTGACGGTAGTTAACTATGTCAGCATAAAAGCCCGATGTATTTCCAATTCCATTTGTTGATGAGTATGATCGCGCGATTTTGATAGCTTCTTCATCTGTAATTGATGTTTCCTGCAACAACCTGGCAATTGAATATCTCTTAATTTCACCAGCCCATGTAATATCGCGGTAGTCGGTGTATTTTGAATACGGGTACATGGCGCAATCTACATCCACGTAATCTTCCATAACGATATTAGTATTCGGATTGGTATAAACGCGCTTTCCTGCGTATCCCAAAGTGATTAAATCCTCTTTAACCAGGTCGGCTATGCCCTCTGATCCGCTTTCGTACTGCGTTTTATCCAACAGGTTTTGCAGGGCCGCTTCCTCTTCCAAAAAGAATATGCCCACTTGTGCGGCCACGTCTACCTGCTCGGGTGTGGAGAATTGTATTCCGCCCGGAACTTCTGCGGGGTCTGGCTTTTGCAACACCTCGGCGCCCGCTGTCTCATTCACCGCCTGTCTCGCCTCTTCCAATAGGGGATTGGCAAGTATTTTAGCCATGGCTACGGTTGTTTGCTTGTCAACCAATGATTGATAATCGATAGCTTGAATATCTACATCGTAATTTATCTTCTGCAGATAGCCCTTTACAACGTCAATTTTTTGCGGAAGTATCTGCAAAATGTCCCATGAAATATTTATCGAGGTAGGCAACCGTTTGCCTGAGGCATCTTGCCCTATCAACAGGTTTTTGTATTTATTTGGAGAGTTTTTACCCATTCGGTATGCCCGTAGTTCCCAAAACGGTCGGCGATGGCCCCATCCGTCATAGGGGTTAGCACATCTGTTGGTGAAGTATTTTGATAGCACTGCATTTACGCAGGCCCGAAAGTAATCGGGCTTATCTTTGCGGCCTTGGTCAATATCTTCCTGGGGCCATGGGTAGCCATTTTCGCTCTTATACTTACTGGCAAACTTTATATTCTCCATTTTCTAAACGGGGTAAATTTTTTATAAATCTAAACTCTTTTTTTGGATTATTAAAAACTACACTCTGTGCATGACAAACCATGACGGTTCTTGCTGTTCCGTTTCTTCGGGTTGTGGCATCCTTGAATACTGTTTTTCGCAAGCTATTAAGGCCCAACCCATGGCCGTTGCCAAATCATGCTGTGTCCTGTTTTTGTAGTTTATGTGCATTAAATCCAATATTATCTCCCTGTGTTTACAGGCATTGCCATAAACCATTATATAATGCGAGGTTGCCATAAAATACTGTTGTATGGTGTCGGTTGTTGCTGGTGTACCCGCCTGGCTGATGTTAACGCCGCGTTGTGTTGGGTCAAACGTACTCTCGGGCCTATCCATAATGTATTGAGCATACCCACGTTGCCTAAAGTGTTTTTTAATAGCCCCCTTATTGTTCTCTACGTTCATTTGGCACCCATAATAATAGTGCATCATTAGCATGTCCTCGAAAAATACATCGGGGTCCTCCTCTCGGAAGTTGTAATGGCATACGGGCTGTTTAGACTTCCATTCCCATGCAAAGTCGTATGGCGCACCAGTGTCATCTCTTTTAGCGCCATCTTCATTATCGTCAAACATTCGCATGATAACGCCGGCGCCTTTAGATGCGCGATTTTTATCATTAACAGCATCGGCCTCGTATGGGTCAACTCCGCCGCGATACTTGTGTGCCATTAACGGATATCTAACACCTCCGGTCTCTATACAAGCACAATCCTCGCCGTTCTTTAAAAGCTGACTAACTACGAATTTCCCCTCTTCATGTGGTAAGAATACCACTTTTGTATCGTGAGCCCCGCCGGCCCATATAAAGTTACCACGAACAGTATGTTCCACTTCCGGTAGTCCAAACTTTTCTGGAAAGTCAAGCCGTTGTAGCATTTCGGTCAATCGCTCCTTATTGTGGGCCGATTGAGAGCCGCTTGGTGTTAATGCGTCCTCGATGTTGCGTGGGTTCTTACGAAGCAGGCTAGCAATCTCATTGTATTTTTTTTGCTTCTGCAGGTGTAATATCTGATTCTCCAAAAACTTCTCCGCTTCTTCTTTCATTGGAAAACCCCAGGCGTCCTCGTCATAAGCATCAGCGTGCGATATGAATAGACTATAAAGCCCGCTAGTGGTTCTGCCGTTGGCATCACGCACATTCGGGTCGCTATCTTTGTAAAGGTCATTAACCTCGGCTATCTGAGTGTCGTTCACCTCCTCAATGGTAGTTTCAAACCAAGCCTTGCCAACAATTAATTTACCTGCATTATAGTGCAAACATGGCTTAACTTTATCCCAACAACCAGTTAGGCTCATTTTTTCAAGCTTGCCGGCCTCGTTCATAATCCACCGGTTTAATTCCTGCCTGTCATACGCGCCGGCTATTGATGGTTGGTAATCTATCCACGAACCCATTTCTACCTGGTCGTAAATGGTTTCTTCTTCCACCCCGCTTTCGGCCAAGTCTTTCAACTTCTTTTCGCTCATTACACCTGTAGGGTACATGAACTCCAATTTCTCGTTAGGGTCTTCGGCGCCGCGGTTGATTGGCCGCATAAACCAAATCATATTTTTATTGGAGAACGTTATGCGCTTAAAGTTTTCCAAAGCTGCCACATCGTTTTTAGATTGCATGCCGGAATGGGTATTTTTAACCCGGGTGGCGTATTCCTCGGTCATACCCAAAGTAAACTCGGTTTTACCAACACGCCTAGGCCCCACAAGGAAAGCACCATAGGAATTTGGGTCGCGAACAACCATATCCCAAAATAAATATATCAGGCATTGTATGTAACGAAACGATGGCTGGTTGCCGTCCTGTTTTACGTGGTAGTTAAGAAAGTGGTAGTATGGACCTGTAATATAAATCGGGATGCCTTTTATTAGCACCCAAATGCCGTTGTAGCGTTTGTGCCACTCGTTCGCTATAAAATCTTCCTCTTCCGCAGTAAGTTTCTTTTTTCGCTTACGAATTGACTGCGGGATGATTGTTTTTCGGAATACCTGTTGCTCAATCGGCAACCCATAATTCACCATTTCAGATTTAGGTGGCATTTTGGGTAGTGGCAATTGGTATTTATCCAATTCTACCGTTCCGCTTGGCTTGCTATAATCAACAATATATTTGGTCATATTAAATTACAGATTTTTCAGCCGCGTACTTCTCGGGTATGGTAATTATCTTGGAAACTTCTTTTCGTAATATTTTACGGGTTCCCGTATCAGAAAATATCTGCGCCTCGTATGCAACTAATTTTTCAAGCAATTCTGCCTGCTGGTTCTGTAGTTTGGCCCGCTTATCCATCTCAGCGGTCAGGTTGTCAATATCGGGTGGCCTGCGCAGGGCGATGCCTATCATGTGGAAATTGAATAGCATGTTGCTCCAAATGCCATATGCCAGGTTGTCGACCTGAGTAAAGAACCGGTTAACAATCGCAGAGTATTTTGGTTGCTTATTTAAAATGATTTGTTCTAACAGCCCGTCATCTACAATACCTTCGTGCATAAATATGGCCTTTATACGATTTTCGTAATTGTCACGCTCTTTTTTCAAGAATGGGCTTTTCTCGTCTGTGGCCCAAAATGCAATGCGCAACAACTTGTCATCCGCCGGGTCCTTGTATTCCTTGTAGTCGAGCAACTCAGGATATGCCTCGGTCATTTTTTCGCCCTTTTTTGTTGCAGAGGGGTCGTATTTCATCTCGGCGCCACTAATCATGCGACCTCCTCTAATTTGGCTATGATATGTTTTAAGAACGCCACCTCCACGCTCTTCAATTCATCCGCATGCAGATCATACGCCATTTTATAACCGAACCGCTTATCCACGATTATCTTATCGCCCTTTTCGTATGTATCGGGGCCGATGGTTCCGCCATCTAAATAACCCATGGGCGGTGTAGATGAAGACACGACGGTTGCAAAGTTTTTTTCGTATGCCTTCACCTCCCTGATAATGGTTAGCCCGCTTTCGGACAGGTATTCCGATTCCTGTTGCTCCCTGGTAAAGAACACGTATCCATTTACAGGAATTATTTCGCCGTTATTTACATACCCAAATATTGAGTCTACAGGTATTAGCATCACAATTCCATACTCCTCGGTTTCTATCAGCCTATTTTCTTCTTCGCACTGCAATTGAACGTTGTAGTTGTAGTAGATTTTATCGCCTTCTTGGTACGGGTGGTCGCATTTTACGCCGGCAGACGCCTTTATGGATGACGCATACATGCGCTGTTCCATAGAACCCGCTTCATCGCTGTACTTGTTGAAATAAAATATTTCGTCTGGTCGCTTAATAACGGTTCCGCTTATGGAGTAGTGGCAGGCTTCGCGTTCGCTATCTGAGATGATGGTTAACTCTATTTTTTTGCCTTCCGGTCCGTCTATGGCGACTATGTTATATGCCGGGTCCGGTTTTACGAGAATAAAATTGGAGACAAGTTTAAAACCACCAATGTTTTCAATTTTTTCTATCATATTGTTATTTTTAACTGATGCTCCACCAATTTATTACTTTTTTTGATGTTTTCACTTGACCAAAGCGGCTGCAAGTTAGTATAATGTAACAAGATTTTTAAATCCTCTATGTTTTTTGCGGATGATATGGGTCTTTTATGGTCAATATGCCACTTCCCTTTGCCACGTCCGTGGTTTTCCCATGTCATTCCTTTTTTGAACTGACGTTCAATGTGTTTTGAAGCCAATGCTACAGATACGCCTAATAGGGATTCTGTTTTGCTATTTTTATAATGTCCGGTTCTCTTAAAAGCACCGTATACTAAACTTCTAAGAGAGTATTTTAACTTATAAAGAGGGTCTGTTTTTCTCTTGTTTGACGCCCACTCCCTATTATACTTCTTTATTTCTTCTTTTGTTCTTGGTTTGTATTTTTCATATGAGGCTGAAATTATTTCTTTTTTCTCTATCCTTTCTGCAATATTTTTATAATTATATTCTTTTTTAATCCTCTCTCCGGTTACATTTAAAATAATATCTCCTGATTTTTTAATTCTTCTTCTAATCCTGCTTAATTCCAAGCACCTCTCATGGTGTGCATAATAATACTGTTTTGATGACATTTTGCGGTTCTTTTTATGCATTGATTTTTCACATGATTTGCAGTAAACAGAATATCCGTCGTTTTTCTGTTTATTTTTAAAAAACAATGTAAAACACTTTTCCTCTAGGCACTTTGTACATTTTTTCATGACAATCAAAAAACCCCGCTAAATGCGGCAATCCAACGGTTCTTTTGAACAGAGGGCGCAAATAGCAGGGTAAGTTTTTAATTTCTTCATTGTTGGATTGCGAAATAAAGATACAAATAATTTTTCATTAGGAAATATTATCTTTACCACCGGCAATAATGCCTTAACGACCAAACAAACAAACATCATGGCAGTAGCACTATCATTAGCCGTAATCGCAAAAAACAATTCTGCGTATGCGGCCACCATCGGACTTCCGGTGCAAAACATTTATCACGTTCGTCCTGCATCGGCAGACGAGATAGCTAATTTTTCAACAGCATTAACTGCCGTTGTGGTTAAAGACGTTGAATACAATCAACCTAAAAAAACTACTTACCTTTCGGTAACGGCAACAGCAACTGTAATTACAGCGCTAAACGCCTAAGGAAACACATTAGTATCCTGGGAAGCACCGACGTAACTGTCGGTGCTTTTTTGTTGAATATGATATTTTCTCAACCACGCCTCAATCTTATCTGCGCTTGACAATAACTCCGCTGCAGACTGGTTTGGTAGTGTCTGTGCGGCCAATAGGGCCATAGTGTGGTAGTCGGGTGGGGTTGGTTTCGGGTCGTAAAATCCCCATGGTTTTACATTGTACTCTTCCATTAATTGTTCGGGTGTTTTGTCTGGTATGTTCATGTTGTAAATAGTTTTTGTTGTGATATAATCTGCTTAAATCTTTTTTCTTGGTTATTAAAATGCGTTTCGCTCAGTTCGCATCCATAAAAGTCAATATTCATTTTGTGGGCTGATATTCTATCGCTTCCGCTACCTACAAAATTGCTTAAGATGTTTTTTGGTTGATAAATATGATTGCACCATTCATAAATTTCAAATGGTTTTTCAGTTGGATGTATTCTTTTTTGGTTTAACTTTTTATTCCCCTTCATTATGTGTCCGTTAAAAACTGATGATCCGTGAAGCATTCCGTTCCACATAAACTTGTAAATCACGGTTGGTTTATCAAAAGATGTCCAGGCTAATTCATAATCGTTAAATGAAGATGAGCCATTGCACTTA